CAATCCAATTTGCCCGCTTAATTGATACAGGTACGGGTTACGAGAAATCCTAAATCCGCGCCGTTCAGCTACCGCATAGAAGCGGAAGTTTGCGACGCAAATCGCTTTCTGCGCTGTGGTAAATGGCGGGTTCTGATCTGACATATAAACCGGCGCTCCGAGTAAATTCCAGCTTCCCGGTCCACCGCCTGCGGCTGGTGTATCGTTGAACAAGAAAGGATTTCCGGTCAAACTGCGGATCTGATTCCAATAGGTTGCCTTGCGCATTAACCAAACTGCTTCAAGCTCATAGGCTTCCGGTAATTTGCTCCACAGTTCAGGAATTTCGCCCGCCCCGATGGTTGTAGCAAAATCGCTGGTCAATGCAGCGGTCCCGCCTGCATAGACGCCGTAAGGTTCCGCTGTTCCGGTTCCTACCAGGTGTGCGTCATTCTCCCACGCTGCGGCTGCTCGACCAAGCATATCAACCAGGAATGGTTCCAAGTTGGTCGCGTCATCTTCCATAAGCTCCTCAGAAACCTTAATCAGGTTAGTTGCTTTGTGGACGGTGATTGCCACGCTGTTGAAGGTCGGTTCGCTTTCGCTGTATGACCCTTCCTCAGCTGCAACGGTGAAGGCGCTGGTTGTCAATTCAACAGGCACCTGGATAACGTCGCGGCTGGTTGGGATGACCATTGCACCGGCAAGGCGCACAATACTGCGCTCATCGCGTTTTGCAATGATCTTGTTATAGAAGTCATCAGGAACCAACACACCACCTTCAGAAGCCGTGCCTTCCTGCAATGCGGCTTTATACACGCCAGCAGGTCGCCCGGTCTTGATGTAGTGCAGAAATTCGTCGGTTTCGGTGTTATCCGAATACCGGGGGATTTTCAGCACAGCGGGTGCGGTTTTGACGGGTGCGGCTGCTTTCATTTCATCAGACACGCCCTTGATAATTCGATCATAGTCGATCTTAAATTCTGGAGTTTTAACCTCCGTTTCTTTGGTCTGCTCGACCACTTCTTTTTCGTCCATTTTTTTATGAACCTCCGTTTGCGCTTTCGCGCTTTCTACGTTTTGGATTTTTTCAATATCCACAGGTTCAACGTCGTTTGTTGCACTATCCGAACCCTCTCCGGGTTCCTGTTCAAGCGCCTGTAAACTTTCGTTGACAGCGGCTATCGCCTTATATAATTGCGCGCCAATGGTGCGCGGTTCTGCTGGCGTGGCTGTAAGTGACCATTCAACTACCGGCCATGTTTTGATGCTCTTATTCTCCCTGCGCACCAAATGACCAATAGAACCGGATGACCAGCCCAGCACGCCCATTTCTGCAAGATGGATGACTTCGCTAACATAAGATTGTGACTTGTGCAGTTCGGCCTCGATCCATAACCCGTCTATGCCATCGTCTGATTTCTCCTCTGCACTCTTTACGGTGCCGAGCGATGACTTCACAGCGCCCAGGGTATGATCGTAGAATACAGGCTTGACCGGCACTAACCCAAGTTGATAATCTGTGTCTTTGGTGAAAGTATCACCCTCAAGGTCAAACCCGCCAAATACAACTCCCCAACCTGCAACCGTGACGGTTTCATCGTCCTGGCCTATAATCTTTACTGCCATGTTTCCCAAATGCTTATGCTCGTCTGTCATCTCATCACCTCTGTTATTTGCTGCCTTTCGACATTCTTTTTAACACACGTTTTGCCGTCCCTTCAATAATCCGCTTTATGCGGTTATAACGAGATTCTATTTCTTCGTTCATTGTTGTCCAGCCTGCTAACTGACTGAGCCTTGCTCTCTCGTCATTGCCCATCAGGTAAGGACCATAAGACGTTTCATTCGCAATAAACGAATCAAGGCCTTTCCCAACCTGTTTCCATTCCTTACTAAATTTATTCGTTCTGTTCCTTGCACTCGGTTCTGGTATGTTGCCTTCCCTGAGATTAGCAAAGAACCATTTACGCTGCTTATCGCTAAAGAAACCGTCACCAGTTTCCGGGTATGCTTCTTTCCTGGTTACGTGCTTAAATGGCGGGTATATCTTGAAACTGTTTACCAGGTATGTACTAATGTCATCCACAACAGCATCGCCAACCTCATCGGGTAATTCCTCAATGAGTTTGTATAGATCCGTGTCGCCTGTCACTTCTGTTGCAATAAAGATTGACATTTTATCCTCTTGATTTAGCGCCCTGCCGACTCTTACTTTGATCTAGGCTTTCGCCGCACTTTTCCGAGCAGGACTTCTGGGCGCTATTTCATAACTGACTTCCTGCTGCAATATCCAATAATCTATTAAGCGCATTATTTGTCTTGCGCTTGTCTGTTGGGTCAAGGCTGCAATCACATTGCCAGCCACCGCATTCTAATATTTCGTTTGGTGCGTTCTGCGGTCTTATGCCTGATTGCTCCCATTCCTCCGCTAACGCTACAATTCCATTTAAGGCTGCACAAGTTGTGCAATGTTCCTCTGTCTGGCCTAACTTCCACTCTAACTTACCCTTTCTAAAATGTATAATTGCTTCGTTTCTTACTTCGTTGTACCTGTTCGCCCATAACTCGACCCGGTTGTATAGCGGTGTGATTGGCGTCTGTTCCATGCGTGCTGTTTCAATGTCAGAAGCAAAGCCGAGTATAAATTGCTGCTCCTGTTCCATGCGGTCAATCAATATTAACTGATCCTCGTCGGTCATGTCCTTTGGTTCTGTTCCTGCTTCACGCGCTCCCTCATTCCAGGCACGGGTAAACTGGACCTCGATTGTTCTTACCATTTCGTCAATGAACTCAAATGCGTCCATCTCCTGTCTAAAGAAGTTTAGTACCGCACGGCGTAACATCCTCACGTAATGGGCAACCGTTTTCACCGCTTGCATGTTGTTTGCCATGAAGCGTTTATATGCCCGCATACGTAAAGCCTTGATAACCTTATTTATCAATGGTCATCTCCAATAAATCATTAGCCCGCTTCAATTCAGCGGCAAGGTCTATTGATTGCCTATCGCCTTCAAATATCACCTTGATATCCTCTTTTGTTTCAGCATCGGCCAGGGCTTCGTAAATTTCGGCAATCTGCTGGGGTGATATACTTTCGCTCTCAAACTCGCACTGTGCAGGCTGTCCCTTGTCCAGCCGTTTCAACGCCTTGCGCTGCCATTTCGAGAGGTCGTCATCCGATAAACTTTTACCTGGTTTCTTTTCCTCATCCTCTTTATCTTTCTTGTCCACGTTCTCCGCAAACTCGGCACGCGCCTTTTCCTTCTCTGCTGCAACTTCGGCATCCAGCTTTTCATAATCCCAATCATCAGGCAATTCAATGCCAACCACCTGAGAAGCAAGACCAACAGGATAACCAGAGTTGACAAGCGTTTGAACCGCACTTGCCCCCTCGTTGACATCCTTCTGAAATATATCCATCATTTCAAAATTAAACTTGATTGTCAGCCCCATCTTTTTGAGTAATTGGTTATTGATAACATTCACGTAAAACGGCGCTCTCGGCCTTACTGTGTCCTCCCAATAACTCAAGCGGTGTTCTGAGGCTGTAGCGTAATTCGCCGCATCGCTCATCATGGTTTGCGGAATGCCGAACGCGTCCGCTATTGCTTCACGTGCCTGCTCCCGTAACTCTGGAAATGCAAGGTCTTTCATGGGCTGCGTGAGTGTGTGCATTTCTGCTTTCTGCGAAACCGCCAATACTTTGAATGCGTTACGAATGCCCTGGATTCTCCGCCTGAACCAACCTTCAACCCTGGTCCTTTCGTCAGGGTCGGTCATCCCGTCAAATGTTAGCAGCGTGACGGGCATCGCCCCGCCCTTGAAAAACTGGCCTGCAAATAATGATAAATAATTCAATAATCTTGCATCGTTTATGGAAACCTGTGCAGCACCATCACCAGGGCCGACATCATCCCTAAGCGTAAACTCTCGGAAGTAAACAATGTCATCTGCTGAATACGTGCCGCCGCCCTCTCCGGTTTGCGTGAATAAATATTGCTGGTTCTTATAACTAACTTCCATTGTCGTCGGGTTCAACCATTGGATGTCTTTGAGATAACCGTACTCATTCGCTCGTTTCAACCAGTAAGCGCCGCCGGTCAATAACAGGCTCGCTTCTGTTTTCCAAATCAGATCCCATAAGTTAGCTTCAAAAGGCCATTTTGCAACAGTCTCCCCGCGCATGATATCAGTAGGAACGCTGGCAAGGCTATCACACCTCAGTTTCGTGGCGCGGAATATTAGCGGTACATGCCCATAAGTTGAACTACTGCCGCCCATGTCATCTGTAAGCAAACCGTCGTTAAAATCCTGCGCCCAACCGGGT